TCAGCTACGCGCCAGGCGGCGCGCGGTCATGAGGAGCATTTTGCGATCTTCCGCCGAGCAGGCGCGGTAGAGGCGCATTAGGGCGAGTTCATCGCCCAGGAGCGAACCGGTTTCCCCGGAAACGAGATAGCCGAGCGAGGTGTTCAGGACCTTCGCGATGCGCTCCATATTGTCGCGGACCTGGCCGGCGCGGTCCGTCTCCCATTGGGCGATGGCGGAGCGCGAGACGTTCAGGCGTGCCGCGAATTCATCCTGTGTGAGATTTGCCGCGAGGCGCAAAGCGCGGATGCGGGCGCCGACGGTCTCGGTGGGGGGCTGTTTCTTTGTTGCCATACGGCTTTCTAACACGCTGGCTGGCGCGACGCCATGTTAGTATTTCTTGACAAATAAAGTTAGTTATACTAACTGCTCCCGGAGCATCTATCGGGGGAGCAAGGCGATGCCGCTGGCAAGAGAATGGACAAAACAGGCGGATTTTACGATCTGCCAGATGCGGGGCGGGGGTGCGACCTGGGCGCAGATTGGGCTGACTCTGGGGTTGTCACGAAACACGGTGATCGAACGGGGGCGGCGGCTGCGGGCGGAGGCGCCGGTGCGGGTAGCGTCACCTGTGGTGGCGGAGGAGGATGTGATGGCGGACCCGAACCGGGGACCGCTACGGGCGGGGCATCCGCTGACCTGGGGGTTGCTGACGGATGAGCCCTATCCGGGGCATGACGCGAAATGAGCGGCGTGGTGCGGGCGCTGCCGCAAGCGGCGGTGTTGGGCTCGGGGGTTCGGGTGCGGCCGGTGGCGGCGCGGGGTGGCGCGATGACGGCGGGGGAGATTGTGGCGCGGCTGGAGGCGGCGGGGGCGGTGCTGCTGGCGATGCCGGCGCGGGGGTATTCCACGCATATGCGGCAGATGAAGTTTGATATCGTGCATACTGCGCTGGAGGCCTATGGCTGGGGCAGCGCGATGGCGCGGCCGCCGGCGCCGAGTGCTGAGGAGATCAGCCTGATGGATGAGGCTTTTGGGTGGCTGGGGCTGATCCCCGAGACGAAATATGTGCTGCGGCGGGTGCTGGGGGCGCGGGCGCTGGTGCATCCGCTGACGGAGCGGCATCTTTACTCCTGGCGGCGGTTGGGCGCGGCTTTGGGGACGGACCATAAGGCGGTGCAGCGCTGGCATGCCGAGGGCGTGGAGCTGCTGGTGCGGTTGATTTGAAGAATTAGGAAGCAAGACGTTCTTTTTTGAAAAAAAAGAACCAAAAAACTTTTGTCCTGGGGGCAGCGGTGTTGGAATCACGAAGCCCCCAAGGAGCAAAAGTTTTTTGCGGAGCTTTTTTACAAAAAAGCGACCACTTTCTTGTTTTTTGGCAAGATTCCTTTCACCCATACCGTGCAATTGTATGAACCGGGGGCCAGAAGGCGCCGGACTGTGACATTTTTACGCTGTTTGTAAGCGCTTGCATTTGTTACAAAAGATGTTGTTTTTTGGGGGTTTTGAGCAGATGAAGGGGGGCGTGGTATCGCTCGCTGGGATGTTTTGGGTGGCCGCGGTGGCATATGGCCAGGCCGCGGCGCCGAGCATCAACGCGGCCGAGACCACGGTTCATCTGGGGTTGACGGCGGGTTACGGGAATTATGAGGAGAATGTGCAGCCGCAGGATACCGAGGCGGGTGCGCTGCTGGGGGTTGAGGCGGGGGTGGGGTCGCTGACGCCAAGCGGGTTTGGGCGGTTTGGCTGGCCGGATGTTTATGCCAATGTCAGCTATGATTTTTCGGCGGGGTTTTTGGATTATCGCGGCAATTTGCTCGACCAGGACAACACGCCGTATTTGGCGCATGACCGCAGCTATTATAACACGGCGATTGTGCGGCTGGGGTTGGGGCGGCCGATTTCTGGCGATGCCGAGATTATCCCCTATGCCGCCGGCGGGTATCAGAACTGGTACCGCAATGTTGGCGGTGCGGCGGGGTATGGCGAGTTTTATCAGACCGGGATGGTGGGCGGCGGGCTCAAGCTGGACGTGGCGGCCACACCTTTGCTGATGGTGAGTGCGGATGCCGAGGGGTTTGCGGTGACGGGGGGTGGCGTTTCCGTACCATCCCAGAATTTCAGCGGGGATTTTGGGACGAGTGCGGAGGAGCGCGTGTCTTTGGATGCCGAGTATCGCTTAAACGATTCGTGGCATGCGTTTGCCGGGCTGGGGGTGACGCATTATGGGTTTACCGGGTCCAGGGCTGGCGGGTCTGGTGCGTATGAGCCTTTGAGCACCACGCTGCAGGTGAATTCGATTTTTGGGCTAGCTTACGGGTTTTAATTTATTTTCTAACTGAGCGTTATTTTCGATTGCCCACTTGCCCCATCTTGGCATATACGTCTTGGCATACTGGTTCTTAACGCGCACCGGCGGGTATTGACCTAACATTCATGAGTGAGGCGGCGGGGTTTTTGGGCTTCGCCCGCCATGTGATGGCTGAATCTTCCAAGGTGCCGGCGCGGCACCATGAATTGCTGATCGCCCGGCTTGAGGAAGTGGTGACCGGGGGGTGCGAGCGGCTGATGGTGCAGATGCCGCCGGGCTCGGCGAAGTCGACATATGGGTCGATTTTGTTTCCGGCGTATTTTCTGGGCCGGCACAAAAAGGCGCAGGTGATTGCAACAGCGCATACGGCGTCGCTCGCGGATTATTTTGGCCGGCATGTGCGCGAGACGCTGGAGGCGCATGGCGGGTTGCTGAGCGTGAAGATTGCGGAGAAGAGCCGGGGGGCTGCGAGGTTTGCAACCGCTGCGGGTGGCGAATATTTTGCCGCCGGGGTGCGCGGACCGATTACCGGCCGGCGGGCGGATTTGATCCTGATTGATGATCCGATAAAATCCTGGGCGGAGGCGGAGAGCCAGACGTATCGGGATGCGCTGTATGATTGGTACCGGGCGGAGCTTTCGGCACGGCTGAAGCCGCGCGGGCGGATTGTGCTGATGATGGCGCGCTGGCACGAGGATGATCTGGCGGGCCGGCTCATGGCGGGCGAGCGGGCGTGGAACTGCCTGACGTTGCCGGAGATTGCCGGCGAGGGGGACGCGCTGGGGCGGGCACCGGGCGAGGTGCTGTGGCCGGAATGGCAGGATGCGGCAGCGGTTGAGCGCCGGCGGCTGGAAGTGGGGGAACGCACGTTCTCTGCGATGTATCAGCAGAATCCGCGGCCGCCGGAGGCGGCGTTGTTCAAGGTGGATAACATAAAAGTGCTGGCGGAGGCGCCGGTTGTGTCGCGCACGATACGAGCGTGGGATTTAGCCGCGAGCCTGCCGGCGCAGGGGCGCGACCCTGATTATACGGTGGGGCTGAAGCTGGGCCATACCGCCGACGGCCGGCTGGTGGTGCTGGATGTAGTGCGGTTTCAGGGCTCGCCGGCGCAGGTGGAGGCGCGGATAGATGCAACCGCCCGGCTGGATGGCGCGCAGACGGTGGTGGCGCTGCCGCGGGACCCCGGGCAGGCGGGGGCGGCACAGATTGCCATGCTGAGCCGGATGCTGGCGGGGTTTCAGATTTTGGCGTCGCCGGAGATGGGGGCCAAGGAAATGCGCGCGCGGCCGGCGGCGACGCAGGTGGATGCGGGGAACCTGGCGATTGTGGCCGCACCTTGGAATGATGCGTTTTTGGCTGAGATAAGGGCTTTTCCGGATTCGCGGAAGGATGACCAGGTGGATGCGCTCTCGCGCGCTGTGAATACGCTGGCGACGACGCATGGGCACCTGGCACGGCGGGTTAGTGTGCCGCTGCTGGGGAGGTAAGTAAGAGGTCGCTTTTCTGTCGAAAAGCTCGGCAAAAGACTTTTGTCCCGAAGGCTTGGGTGATGGAAACGGCGTTGCCTTTATGACGGACTGTTAGATTGGTATCTGCATAGAATGGCAAAAGTTTTTGGGACGCCTTTTCTCAAAAAGGCGCTGCTTTCTTTCTATTTTGGGTTTGTGAGGCGGGATGTTTGAGACGATTTGTGACACGGTGCCGGCCGATGGTGCGATGCCGGCCCGCGTTGCTCGGCTGGATGTTCTACGGCGCGTGCTGGAGGGGACGATCTATGATAATCTGCCCTACCAGTTTCATGAGGAGCGAAATGGCGCAGGGGAATATGTGCCGTTGCGGCAACGCCGGCCCTCCGTGCGGTACGGGTTGTGCCGGATTGTGGTTGAGGATTCCGTGGCGTTGCTGTTCAGCGCTGGGCATTTTCCCGCGGTGGAGTGCGCCGATGCGGAGCTGGTGAAGACGCTGGGCGATGTTGTTTGCGAGACGCGGCTGAATGAGGTGATGATTGATGCCGCGATTCGCGGGTCGATTGGGTCCGTGGCGATTTTGATGCGGGTGCTGCGGGGGCGGGTGTTTTTTTCCGTGATGGAGAGCCTGTATTTGACGCCGGTGTGGAGCGTGGAGGCGCCCGATACGCTGAGCCGGGTGACGGAGAAATACAAGGTTTCAGGGGCTGACCTTGCCGCGCAGGGTTATGAGAATGTGGATGCAGGGACGATTTATTGGTTCCAGCGGGCTTGGGATGAGAATGCTGAGACGTGGTTTTTACCTTGGGCGGTGAATGATCCGATTGCGCAGCCAATGCGGGATGCTGAACGCAGCGTGGTGCATGGGCTGGGGTTTGTGCCGGTGGTTTGGATTCGGAATCTGCCGGGGGGTGATGCCGTGGATGGGACTTGTACGTTCCGCTCCGCGATCGAGACAAATATTGAGATTGATTATCAGCTCAGCCAGGCGGGGCGGGGGCTGAAGTATAGTTCGGATCCGACGCTGCTGATCAAGGAGCCGGCGACGAGTGATTCAGAGATTGTCAAAGGTGCTGGAAATGCTTTGGTCGTTTCAGAGAAGGGCGATGCGAAGCTGCTGGAGATTGGCGGAACGGCTTGTGATGCGGTGATATCGTATGTGCGGACGTTGCGGGAGTTTGCGCTGGAGAGTGTGCATGGGAACCGGGCGAGCGCGGACCGGTTGACGGCGGCGCAGTCTGGCCGGGCGCTGGAGCTAATGAATCAGGGGTTGATCTGGCTGGCGGATAATCTGCGGATTTCCTATGGGACCGGCGGGATTCTGGCGCTGATGAAGATGGTGGTGCGGGCGTCCGCGGTGTTTCCGTTGGTGGTGATGGGCGAGACCATTCCGGCCTTGGATGCGAAGCAGCGGCTGAGTTTGCGATGGCCGCGTTGGTATCCGCTCTCGGCGGATGACCGGCTGAAGGAGGCGCAGGCGGTCGCCACGCTGACGAATGCCGGGCAGCTCTCGCGCGAGACGGCAGTGAAGACGATCGCGGGAGCGCATGGGGTTACGGATGTTGCGGCCGAGTTGGATGCGATTGATCAGGATACGCCATGAGCGATGAGAACGAAGACTGGCAGGCCCGTGCGGAGAGTGCGGAGGCGGCGTTGAGCCGGGTGCAGGCGGAGGCGGATGCGCGGCTGGTTCATGCCGAGTTGAAGGCTGAGGCGTTGCGGGCGGGTATGGTGGATCTTGACGGGTTGAAGCTGCTGAATACGGCGGAGGTTCGGCTGACGGAGCGCGGCGAGGTTGCGGATGCGGCGGCGCTGCTGGCGAAGTTGAAGCGGGCGAAGCCTTGGTTGTTTGGGCAGGGAATGTCGTCTTCCGCGGCGGCGAATCCGCCGCGGCCGGAGCCGCCGCGGATGCGCCATGCGAATGAGTTGAGCCATGAGGAATGGGTGGCGGCGCGGGCTGCACTGTTGCGGCGGCGGTAGCCTGGAAACGTAAGCGGTCGTTTTTTGAAAAAAGCTCCGCAAAAACTTTTTTGTCCCCGGGGGACGGTGAAACATCCCGTGTAAAAGTTACAAAAGTTTTTTGGCTCTTTTTTTCAAAAAAGAACTTCTCTCTTGAATCATGCATAGCACTAGGAGCTTTCGCCGATGGGTATCCAAAACTTTCCGGCTGCGCTGCAGCCGATTATTCAGCAGGGCTTTCTGGAGCGTGAGTTCGAGACGGCGTTGAAGTCGCGGCTGGGGTATCGGCTGATTGCCGATCGCGAGGAGTTCGCGGTGGGGATTGGCGAAACCTTGACCAAGACGCGGGCAGGGTTGAAGCCGAGTGTGACGGTGCCCCTGGCGGCGGCGAGCAATACGAATCTGGATAACGGCTTGACGTCCACCAACTGGGGCGTGGAGCAGTACACGATTTCGCTCAATTTTTATGCGGCGACGCAGGACCTCAACATGGTGACGAGCCGGGTGGGGATTGCGAGCCAGTTTCTGCAGAATGCCGCAACGAATGGCGAGCAGGCGGCGCGCAGCCTGGACGAGCTGGCGCGCAATGCGTTGTTTGCACTGTATTTTGGTGGCAACACGCGGGTGATTGCGACGCTGGGTTCGGCTGGGCCGAATGTGGAGGTTGATGATATCCGTGGGTTTCAGACGGCGTTTTCCAATGGCGTGCAGCAGAATGTTTCCGCGACCTATCCGTTGACCGTTACCGTGGGTTCCGACAATTACACGCTGGTGAATGTGGTGCCGGATGCGACGAATGCTTCGACGGCGCCGAATGGGATTTCCGGGCAGTTGCAGTTCTCCACCAATGTAACGGTGGCGGATGCGACCGTGGGCATGCTGGTGCAGGCGGCGACGGCGAGCAGCATTGTACGGCCGGCGAGCCGGTTGACGACGGCGGCGTTGCAGGCCACCGATACGCTGAGCATGGGCAATCTGCTGGATGCGGTGGCGCTGTTGCGGCGCAATGCGGTGCCACTGGTGGATGGGGTTTATAATTGTTATCTCGATCCGGTTTCGGCGCGCCAGTTGTTTTCCGATCCGGATTTTAAGCAGTTGTTTCAGGGTGCGACCTCGTCCAATCCGGTGTTCCGGCAGGGGATGGTGAGTGACTTTTTGGGGTTGCGGTTTATTACGACCACGGAGGCCTATGTGCAGAGCCATCCGAGCATTTCGAATCTGTTCGTACGGCGGCCGATTGTTTGTGGGCAGGGTGCGCTGATTGAGGGCGATTTTGCGGGCATGGCGGCGGATGATGTGGCGCCGAAGGACAGCCTGGTGAACGTGATTGATAACGTGGCGATGGTGACGCGCGAGCCGATCGACCGCTTGCAGCAGATTATCGCGCAGAGCTGGTATTGGATTGGCGGGTTCTGTGCCCCCTCCGACACCACGACCACGCCGAATGTGGTGCCAACGGCAACCAATGCCAATTACAAGCGAGCGGTGATGATCGAGCATATCGGTTAAGGAGCGGAACGATGTCAACGGGTGCGACGCAACCATTCCGGCCGGCCGGGACGGCGCATGTGAGTGCCACCACCAGTGCGGCGAGTATTGCGCTGGTGGGCGGTGGGAACGCGGTGCTGGTTTATAATTCCACGAGTGCCACGGCGTTTTTCCGGCTGGGCGGGGCGGGCGGGCTGACGGCCACCACGTCTGACACGCCGGTGCCGGCGGGGGCGAGGATGCTGGTGGGAGCTGGGCCGTTTGTGAGCTATGCTGCGGTGGTGCTGAGTACGGGGACGGGCACGGTGTATTTTACGCTGGGCGACGGGGATACGTACTGAGATGCCGGGCAATATTCCGGCTTCCTTCACCGATGGGCAGAAGGCGGATATTCGGCGGTTCTGCGGCTATCCGGCCTATGGGGCGGGGGCGGCGGGGTTTGAGTCCTGGCGGTTTTTTCAGGCCTATGGGACGCTGGAGTATCGGATGAATAATCTGGCGCCGGCGGAGATTGCCGTGAGCCTGCAATATCTCTCCACACTTGCCACACTTGAGGCGGTGATTCCGACGACCTCAGAGAATCTGGACACTGAGAATGCCGCGGCGTGGACGCATAATGCCGATGAGCTGCGGGACCGGAGCAATCTGTTTGATAGCTGGCGGCGGCGGTTTTGCGGGTTTCTGGGCGTGCCGCCCGGACCGGCGCTGGCGCAGGCCGGCGTGACGCTGGTGGTGTGAGATGGATGGGGTGAGGTTGGCGGACCGGCTTGCCTATGGCGCCGGGTGTGCGGCGCGGCGGGCGGGGTTTCTGCATGATGCGTATCGGCCGGACGGGCCGGAGGCGCCTGTGGAGCTGGATAAGCGGTTTCTGCGGTTAGCGGTGGCCTATGTGCTGCCTGGGGGTTCTGTGGCCGCGCCCAGCGGCTTTGGCGTGCCGTTTCGGCAGGCCTGGGCGGATTGGAGCTATCTGCGGGAGGGTGATTATCTGGCGGGGCCCGAGGGGACGGTGTTTGTGGCGGCCATAGAGCCGCCAAAGCCGATGCTGGTGGTGATGACGAATGCGGTGGTGGACCTGGCGCGGCCGGCGGCACCGGTGCTGGCGGGGCTGAACGCCTATGGCGCGGTGCTGCCGGGGACGGAGACAAAGCTGGTGGCTGCGTTTCCGGCGAGTTTGCTGGTGGGCGGGGTGGATGACCATACGCGGGCTGGGCTGCCCGATGATACCAAGGTGCCGGGATTTACCGCGCTGCTGCCGCGGGTGGAGGGCGTGCTGCCGCATGTGGCGGATATTTTGAGCAATGATCGAAATGAGCGGTTTGTGGTAACGGCGGTGGAACAGGTTTCCGCGGTCTGGCGCCTCTCGCTGGTGCAGGCGGTGAGCTGATGGCGGACCAGGCGGATGTGGAGACCGCGCTGGCGGCGATTGTGGCGAATGCGCTGTACCCTGAAGGGACGGCGGCGACGAGTGTGATTGGGAATATCTGCCGGGTGTATCGGGGCTATCCGACGGCGCCGGCGCTGGATGCGGACCTGGCAGCGGGGGTGGTGCATGTGTCCGTGGCGGCGGGAGGTTCGCCGGCGCGAAACGTGACGCGGTATCCCCGGAAATGGATTACGGTGGCGCCGGTGCTGACGGTGTTGCGTGTCGCGGTGGCCGGGGAAACCGCGACGTTCAGCGGGGCTTGCGCGGTGGGGCAGCTGGCCGGCGTGGTGGTGAAAGATTCGGCCTATGCCTATGCAGTGCAGGGTAATGATAGCCCGGCGACGGTGGCGAGCAATCTGGCGGCGATTTTGCGCTCGGCCGGGTGGCTGGTGGAATATGCCGGCACGAGCGTGGGGGTGCCGGGGGCGGCGCGGTTTGAGGCGCGGGTGGTGAGCGGGGCGGGGGCGTTGCAGGAGATCAAGCGCCAGGCCCAGGAGTTTAAGATTTCCATGTGGTGCCCGGATCCGGCAAGCCGGGATGCGGTGGCGCCCGTTGTGGACCAGGCACTGGCGGGCGTGAATTTTGTTCCGCTGGCGGATGGGTCTTATGCGCGGGTGATTTTTACCAATAGCGAGGCGCAGGATGGGGCGGCGGATGCGGCGCTGTACCGGCGGGATCTGACGTATTCGGTTGAGTATCCGACGACGGTTTCGCAGGTGATTCCGGCGATGTTGTTTGGGGCTGCGAGTTTGTCGGCCAATGCGGGCTTTGTTGAGGATTTGCCAGTGGCGTAAGTAAGCGGTCGCTTTTTTGTAAAAAAGCTCCGCAAAAAACTTTTGTCCTGAGGGCATGGTTGTTGGTATGGCTAAGCAATTAAGGCGTGGATGGCCGCTTTTGCGGCCATGACGGGTTAATTGGGCTAGGGCCCAGATTCGCAGAAGTTTTTTGCGGAGCTTTTTTTCAAAAAAGCGACCGCTTTCTTACAAGGACATTCCATGAAATTTCATCTTGTGGTGCTGAAGCCCTTTGCCGGGTTCAAGCGCGGTGATCTGATTGCGGACCAGGTGATGGTCGAAAAAGTTCTGGCGGGGCCGCAGGCGAGTTCCGTGGTGCGCATTACGGCCAAGGAGGGCTGAACCATGCCGATTGTACAACAGGGCGCGATCAACACGACCGCGCTGATCGTGCCTGATCTTTATGTGCAGATTGTGCCGCCGCAGTCTTTGCTGTTGAACGGGGTGCCGACGGATGTTCTGGGCGTGGTGGGCACGGCGAGCTGGGGGCCGGTGGGGGAGCCCACGGTTATTGGCAGCATGAGCGATTACGCCGCGGCTTTTGGCGCCGTGATGCCGCGCAAGCATGATATGGGCACGCAGGTTGCGACCGCGGTGCAGCAGGGGGCGGGGAATTTCCGTTGCGTTCGGGTTACGGATGGGACGGATACGGCGGCCTCGATCACGGTGCTCGGCGGCGTGACGTTTACCGCGCTGTATACAGGCAGTTTCGGGACGGAGCTGACCTTGACATTTTCCGCGGGTTCGGCGGCGAGCACGTGGCGGATGTCTGTCGCGCTGCCGGGGCAGAGCCCGGAGGTGTATGATAATATTTCGGGCAGCGGGGCGACGTTCTGGGCTAATCTTGCCAATGCGGTGAATAATGGGAATGGCGTGCTGCGGGGGCCTTCGCAATTGATTGTTGCGACGGCGCTGGGGGGTGTGGCGACGCCGGTGGCGGGGGCGTTCTCGTTCAGCTCGGGCACGCCGGGGAGCGATGGCGCCGTGAGCATTACGGCGGCGACGCTGGTTGGGGTTGATACGCTGCCGCGGCTGGGAATGTATGCGCTGCGCGGGCAGGGATGCGCGATTGCGCTACTGGCGGATGCGGATGATTCGACGCAATGGGGTGTGCAGGCCGAGTTTGGGCTTGCCGAGAGCGTTTATATGATTTTGACCGGGCCGGCCGGCGATAATATTGCCAATGCGGTGACGATGAAGGCCGAGGCCGGGATTGATAGTTACGCCGCGAAGATGATGTTTGGGGACTGGGTGTATTGGTCTGACCAGGCGAATGCGCTCATACGGCTGGTTTCCCCGCAGGGGTTTGTGGCGGGGCGGCTGGCGAATTTGTCGCCGGAGCAGTCGTCTTTAAATAAACCGCTTTATGGCGTGATTGGGACGCAGAAATCCGGCCAGCCGGGGGTGGGGACGGCGAGCACGTATGCGACCGCTGATCTTGCGGCGCTGCTGGGGGCGGGGATTGATGTGATTGCCAATCCGCAGCCGGGCGGGGCGTATTGGGGGGTGCGGGGCGGGCATAACTCCTCGTCTAACGCGGCCACCAATGGGGATAACTATACGCGGCTGACGAATTATATTGCGAGCACGCTGGCAAGCGGGATGGGGGCGTATGTTGGGCAGCTGGTGAATACCACGCTGTTCCAGAATATCCGTGCCACGCTGCTGGCGTTTTTGAATGGGTTGCTGAGCCAGGGGTTGCTCGGGAGCACGAATGGCGCGCTGCCGTTTGCAGTCGTGTGCGATGCGAGCAACAACCCGCCCAGCCGGACGAGGCTGGGCTATGTGCAGGCGGATGTTCAGGTGCAGTACCAGGCGATTAATGAGAAGTTCATTGTGAATGTGCAGGGCGGGCAGACGGTGCAGGTGAGTGTGCAGACGATACCGTAAGGCGTTTGAGGTAGGAGCAGGGATATGCCGTATAATACGTTTTCCGTTGGCAGCGACTGCCAGATTGTGGTGATGGGGCCGTTTGGCCGGGTGGATCTGGCGCATGTGACGGGGTTTGAGGCGCGCCAGATGACGATGGCGGTGCGGGTGGACCGGCTGGATGGGGTGCAGCTGGGGGCGGAGTTGCCGAAGGGGTGGACGGGGAGTTTTTCGCTGGACCGCGGGTCCTCGGCGGCGGATGATTTTATTGCGCAGATTGAGGCGGCGTATCTGGCGGGGCAGTCGATTGGGGCTGGAACGTTGTATCAGTATGTGAATGAGCCGGATGGGTCGACCTCGACGTATCAGTTTAATGGGGCGGTGTTTAAGCTGACCTCGGCGGGGCAGTATAAGGGGGATGCGGCGGTGACGCAGCGGCTGGATTTTTATGCTTCTGGGCGGGTACGGGTGTGATGACGGAAATTGTGACGGATAAAGCCGGGCGGAAGATTCAGTTGCGGCACATGGGGGTGTTGGAGCAGTTGCGGCTCTACAAAGCTTTGGGGCCGTCGCTCTCCGTAAATGATCCATATTTTGATCTGGCTTTCATTGCCGCTTCTGTTTCGATGATTGATGATGTGCCGGTGCCGTTCCCGACCAGCGAGGCGAATGTGGAGGCCGTCCTGGAGCGCTTGGGAACAGGCGGTGTTGTGGCGGTTGATGGGTTTTTGCCTTCGGCATCGACGGCAGAGATGGTAACTGAAGCGGGAAACTGAGTCGGCATCCCGCATTGATGGACTGTTTGTATCTCGTCCATTGCGGGGTGCCTTATGATATTGCCTTTGGTCTCGGGCGCGCAGAACGTTTGGCGTATTTAGTTATTTTCGGCCGGTTTCAGGGAATGATATTTGACTGGAACACGGGAAAGTGGCAAAAAACATAAAAGTTATTGCATCTATCTACCCATGGTTGTAGCTTTCGGAGGGTATTGGAAAGATCCTTTAGGGGAACTTTAAGATGACGCGGATTGTGCGACTACCGAACCGTGCAAGGCTGGTTTATCTGGTACCGATCTGTTTGTTGGCGCTGCTTTGCGGAAGCTCTAGCGTCCGCGGGGCGACCGATGATTTGGCGTTTCAAGACTGCCGGGACCTGTTAAATCAGGACTCTGACGTTTTGCCGGGTCAGGTTTGGTACAAGCCGCCTGTAGACAAGGCCACTCAAAGCGCCATTGCACCCGAATTGAAGTATGGTGGCGCTATTGTGCGCTGGACTTACCTCGTCAATGAGGATGGGTCGAAAACCATCGTGGTTTTGAATCGGGATGCAACGATTCCTCAACCAGAGGATGATCCTGATGTCTTTGATTTATTTATGGAAAAAGATGGTGTTTCGGTCGAGATCGATGGTGTTTCTGCTAATGCTTTTGCATTTTCAGCCTACGAGACCGACCACGTCAATGGTCTGCTATTTTGTACCCATGCGAAAATATCTCCTGAATGGGATTGGGACGGGCATGATTGGGGCTTTTGAAGCAATACTTTCATTGTGAGGATGCCAAAGATGGTGGCAAAAAACATAAAATTTATTGTATCTATCCACCCATGGTTGTAGCTTTCGGAGGGTATTGGAAAGATCCTTTAGGGGAACTTTAAGATGACGCGGATTGTCCGACTACCGAACCGTGCAAGGCTGATTTATCTGGTACCGATCTGTTTGTTGGCGCTGCTTTGCGGAAGCTCTAGCGTCCGCGGGGCGACCGATGATTTGGCGTTTCAAGACTGCCGGGACCTGTTAAATCAGGACTCTGACGTTTTGCCGGGTCAGGTTTGGTACAAGCCGCCCGTTGATAGGGCAACCCAGAAGGCCATCGCCCCCCAAATGAGGTATGAAGGCTCTATCATAAGGTGGACCTATCACATTAATGAGGATGGGGCGAAGACGATTGTCGTTTTGACCAGGGATGCAAGCGTGCCACAACCGGAAGATGACCCCGATGGCTTTGACATATTCCTGGAACGAGGTGATGTCTCGGTGGAGCAGGATGAGGTTTCCGCAAACGCCTTCGCATTTTCGGCTTATGAGACTGACCATGTAAACGGGCTTTTATTCTGTACCCATGCGGTGATATCGCCCGAATGGGATTGGGACGGGCATGATTGGGGCTTTTGAAGCAATACTTTCATTGTGAGGATGCCAAAGATGTCGGATTCCGACAATTCAACGTCGAATTTCGCCGCCTTTGCCGCCGGCATGCGTCAGTCCGAGTCAACGAATAACTATAGTAGTCTCGGACCGGACCCGAAAACAAAAAAGCTGAAAGACCAGCATTTTGGCGCTTATCAACTTGGATATCAAGCACTTGCTGATGCGGGATTCATTGAGGAAAAGGGAGATTTGACGAAGCCTGCATGGACTTCGTATGCGAATTCATTGGGTGTGAATTCGGTTTCCAGCTTCATTAGCAATAAGAGTGCACAGGATATCGCTTTCGTCAATTTTACAAAAGCGAACCTAGATTATCTAAAAGGATACCAGTCATATATTGGAAAGACGATTCGGACTGGTACGGTAGGAAATGTCGATGTCACTGAATCGGGATTGCTAGCTGCGGCTCACCTGGTCGGGCACCATGCTGTTGAACAATTCCTAAGCTCCAACGGTAAAGTAGACGGTCACGATGACAACCTTGTGCACGTATCTGAGTATATGGCTCAGTTCACTGGCTATGGATTCACGTATGATGCAAAGACTGGAAAGTTTATCGATGCACCGGAGCCGACGGCGATGCTCCAGACGATTGAGGCGGAGCGTGACGCGGCTGTTGCATATCGGGCCGCGCATAAAAGTAGGCTGGTAAATAAGCCAGGAAAGAAGCTTTCTACGCGGTCGCGCGGAACTCATCATTCATATGCACCGGTCCATGGGCGAGCCGGGGCTCTGAAACCGAAGTCTCACGAACGGGCGTCAGTGGACGGTGATGGGAGCGGTATCGCTCGGCCCAACCGTCGAGGCTTGGGGCTTCAAACTGAAAACCGAGCTGAAATGGTTTCTTTGGCTAATGGCACTTATCTCGCGCGAACTTCAGAAACGCATAACTTTTTAGGATATAGGATTGGCGCCCGCGCGGGCAGCTCCTCTGGATCGATGGTTCCAAATGACGGATATGGAGAATCGGAGGGACGTTTGGAGCCCCGTTTAGCGGGAGGTACACGTATCGTGAGCGTTGCCGCTCGGGGTATTGGAAACGGGCAAAGCTTTGCGCCGACTTCCTTTAATGGGATGGAGTTTACGGAATCCGCCATCGGGGCGCCTTCGCAACAAAAATGTGTTATGCTGACGCCGTCTTTCGAGGGTTCGCCCCATAGGGTGGGCGGATCGTCCGCTTTTCAGACTGGATTCAGCATATTCGAGGCGGCGCGGGATAAGGAGAGTAACGAGACACGTCTTTCTCGCGTTCTGGATAATTATTTTCTCAGGCAGGCGCGGTTGCCGCCTGTTGGTGGTTCAGGGTTTGATCCGCGGGTTACGCCGGCTTGGCCGGGGGTGAAAATTACGGGTTGAGGTGACGGGGCGCTGGAGGTCGATCCGCGTCCGGGGTTAACCATTCAACGTCTCGGCTGCGTTACCGTTCCGTTCTGGGTTGCTGCGCTGCGCTCGCAATGACGGGGGCTGGCGGATGCAGGCCGGGGTTTTTAAAGTGGCCGATTGAGGTTCCCGATGAGCAATGTGATTCTAACCCTGGGCGGGGTGCCCTTTCAGGATATGGAAGTGCCTGAGAAAATCTCGTTCGGCGGCAAGCAGCGCGTGGCGGTGCAGAATCTGATCGGCGGCGGGCGGGTGGTGGCGGCGCTGGGGCTAGATGATGGGGAGATTTCGTTCTCCGGGATATTTTCCGGCGCCGATGCGGTGCGCCGGGCGCAGCTGCTGGATGCGGCGCGGGCACTTGGGGCAAGTTTGCCGCTGGTGTGGGATGGGTTTTTTTATACCGTCATCATCGAAGGGTTCACGGCGGAGTATCGCAAGCCGAATTTGATTCCGTTCGCGATTACCTGCGTGGTGGTGAGCGATCCGCTGGCTGCGCTGAGCGCGCTGGCGGCACCGGTGGCGGCACTGGTGGGGAATGATCTGAGTGTGGCGGGCGCGCTGAGCGGGCAGGCGGGGATTTCGCTGGATGGCATTAGTGCTGCGAGCCTGGCGGGGTTTGCGGGCGTGCAGGGTGTGTTGACATCGGTGATGGGCAGCAGCGGGGCCGCGGTGGTGACAGGTGCCGCGCAGGTGAATGGGGCCGCGGATGCGGGGGCTGGCGTGGCGGCGATAAGCGGGCTTGGGGGCGCGTCCGCGCAGCTGGCGGGGGCGAGTGCGATGACGGGATATGTGAACCGGGCGGCGAGCAATCTGGCGGGTGAACTGGCATGAGCAATCAGAGCGTGACGGTGGCCGGCGGCAATCTTTTCGCACTGGCGGCGCGGTATTTGAAAGATGCGACGCAGTGGATCCGGATTGCGCAGGCCAATGAACTTTCCGATCCGGTGCTGGTTGGGGTGAATGTGCTGGTGATCCCGCCGGTGGATGCGACCGCGGGGGGTGGCATTGCCGGTTGAACAGCCGCAATTGCGGCTGAGCATCGCCGGGGTGGCGGTGCCGGGCGCGGTTTCGTTGGAAATTGAATCCGTGGCATATTTTTCGGCGGATCGGTTCCGGATTGGTTTTGCGATGGGGGCCGCGGCGTTTACCACGGCGGCGTATTTTGCCGGGCTGGGGTTGCAGACAATCAAGATCGAGGCGGCGCTGAGCGGGTTTGGGTATGTGACACTGCTGACCGGGCAGATTGATAATGTCCGGATTGATCTGGCGAGGAATATCGCGGAGCTGTGCGGGCGGGATTTGTCGGCGCGGTTGATTGATAGCGAAATATCGGAGACGTTTGCGAATCAGAGCTCGAGCCAGATTGCGAGCACGATCGCGGCGCGGCATCAGCTGACGGCGAATGTGACGGCGACGCAGACAATGGTGGGGCAGTATTATGAGCTGGACCATGCGCGCAATGCGCTGGGGGCGCATTCGCGGGCGACGACGGAATGGAATTTGCTGACGGAACTTGCGGCGCTTGAGGATTTTGTGGTGTCCGTGACGGGAACGACGTTGAATTTTGGGCCGGTTGCGCCGGGGCGGCCTGTGTTTGTGACGCCGCGGAGTTTTACGGCGCTCAGTTTGGACGTGGCGACGACGATTCCAATGTCGGCGCGGGTAAAATCCTGGAATACGCGGCAGAAGGCGGTGGTTTCTGAGCGTGCCGGGAGTGGGGCGGGGACGACGCTGATTCGGCCGAATTTGACGGTGGCGCAGGCGCGGAGCCTGGCCACGAATCATCTGGCGACGCTGCGGCAGCATGGGACGATGCTGGTGGGGACGATGCCGGCGGATTTGACGCTGATGCCTGGGATGCAACTGGTGCTGAGCGGCACGGAGTCCGGGCTGGATCAGACCTATGATGTGAGTGCTGTGTCTCGGGTGTTGGAGGCGCGGACGGGGTTTTTGCAGACGGTGCTGGCGTTTGGGACGAGCTAAGGAAGTGGTCGCTTTTTTGTAAAAAAGCTCCGCAAAAAACTTTTGTCCTGGGGTTACGGGGCTTGACGGCACTGGATTAGCCTAGATTCGCAAAAGTTTTTTGCGGAGCTTTTTTACAAAAAAGCGACCGCTTGCTTTTGTTCTTGGTGAAGTTGGCGGAAGGCGCTTCGCTTTTCGGCCCTACGGGAGCGGCGGTTGGATCAGTTTTGGAATTTGGTGAAGGCCAGAGCGGGTGCGCTTGATGGGCTCGCGGGGGTGGCGCGGTTTGGACTCGTATCGAGTTTTGATCCCGGCGCGTATGCGGCGCGGGTTTTGATTCAGCCTGAGAATGTGCTGAGCGGATGGCTGCCGGTGCTCTCGGCCTGGGTTGGGGCTGGGTGGGGCATGGCGGCGCCGTTGATGCCGGGAGCGCAGGTTTTGGTGATTGCGCAGGAAGGCGATGCCGAGCAGGGGGTTGTGATTGGGGCGGTGTGGTCGGCGGTGGATACGCCGATGGCGGCAACGGCTGGGGAGTTATGGCTGCGGCATCAGAGCGGGAGTTTCCTGAAATTGCAGAATGACGGGACGATTGCGATGGCAGCGCCGCAGGTGAACATCACGGGAAATCTCGTGGTGAGTGGTGATATTTCCGATCAGAATGGCGCGCATGGGACGGTGGCGGCGCTGCGCAATTCATATGACACGCATGCGCATTCGGTGCCCGAGGGTGGCACGACCGGCTTGCCGTCGGAGACCGTGTGATGGCGGATTTGGCGTTGCAGTTTGGCGGGGATTTGGGGGTTTCGCCGACCGGGGATTTGTTGCTGGCCGAGGGTGGTGCGCTGACGCAGCAGCGGGTGTTGTTGCGGTTAATGACCAATCCGGGCGATTATATCTGGCAGCTTAATTATGGCGCAGGGCTGGCGCAGTTTATTGGGCAGCCGGGTGCGCCAGCCGCGATTACGGGTGTGGCGCGGGCGCAGTTGCTGTTGGAGGTGGCGGTGGCGCCAAGTCCGGCGCCAGTGATCGGCACCGTGGCCAACGATGATGGGACCGTAAACTTATCTCTGACCTATGCCGATGCGTCGAGCGGGCAGAGTTCTTTTCTCACCTTTAGTTTGTAGGTTCTCATGCAATTATCGCTGCAGAATTTCTCCACGCTGGTGGAGGGGATGGCGGCCTCCGTGCAGGGTGCCGCGCAGAATCTGCTGGATTTGACGGTAGGTTCGGTGTTGCGGGCCATATTGGAGGCGAATGCCTCGGTGGCGCTTTGGCTGCAATGGCTGATGGTGCAGTTGCTGGCGACGACCCGGCTGGCGACCAGTACGGGGGCGGATTGCGATAGTTTTGGCGCGGATTTTGGGTTTACGCGGCTGCCCTCGGTGGCGGCGTCTGGGCAGGTGTTGTTTTCGCGTTTCTCACCGAGTAGCGCGGCGTTTATTCCAGTTGGGACGAATGTTTCAACCGCGGCGAATACGCAGAGTTTTATGGTCGCGGCCGATCCAGCGAATGCGGCCTATAGCGCGGCTGCCGGAGGCTTTACGCTGGCGGCGGGGATTGCGAGTTTGAATGTGGCGGTGGTGGCAAATGCGGCGGGGAGTGCTGGGAATGTGCAGCCGGGTGCGATCTCGCTGCTGAGTTCGGCGGTTGCTGGCGTGGATACGGTGACAAATGCGGCGGCGCTGACGGGCGGGATTGATGCGGAGAGCGATACGGCGTTTCGGGCGCGGTTTGGCAATTATCTGGCGAGCCTTTCGCGGGCGACGAATCTTGCCATTGGTTCGGCGGTGGCCGGCATTCAGCAGGGGCTGAGTTATACGATTACGGAAAACGTGAGCCAAGCCGGTGGGACGCAGATGGGGTTTTTTGTGGTCACAGTGGATGATGGGTCGGGCGATCCGCCGGCGGGTTTGCTGAGCACGGTGCAAGGGGCGGTGAGTGCCGTTCGGCCGGTGGGGACGGGGTTTGCGGTGCAGGGGCCGGTGGTGAGCCCGGCGAATGTCGCGGTGAGCGTGACCACGGCGCCGGGGGCATCGCATTCGGCCGCGGTGGCGGCGGTGGCTGGCGCGATTGAGACCTATATTGCGGGGCTGCCGATTGGTGCCACGCTGAGTTATACGCGGCTGGCGCAACTGGCCTATGATGCGTCTGATTCCGTTTCAAATCTTTCCGGTTTGTTGCTGAATGGCGGGACTGCCGATTTGGTGCCGCCGCTGTTTGGCGTGGTGCGCGCCGGCACCGTGACGGTGGCGTGAGCATGACCGGCGATACAGAAGACATGGTGGCGCGGCTGAAGCTGGTGCTGCCGGCGCGCTGGTTTGCGGATAGCACGCCGATTTTGGATGCGTTGCTGACCGGCCTGGCGAGCGCCTGGAGTGGGCTGTATGCGCTGGTCACGTATGTGACGGCGCAAACCCGGATGGCGACGGCGAGCGGCATATTTCTTGATATTGCCTCGCAGGATTATCTGGGCGGCAGTCTGCCGCGGCGGGCCGGGGAGGCGGATGCGGCCTATGGCGCACGGCTGCGAAACAATCTACTGGGCCCGCGCGCGACCCGGGCGAGCCTGGTGCAGGCGGTAACCGATTTGACTGGCCGTGCGCCGAGCGTGTTGGAGCCGCTGAATGCGAGCGATACCGGCGGCTATAATGTTAACCTGGGTTATAATACCGCTGGCGGATATGGCAGCATGAACCTGCCTTATCAGTTTTTTGTAAAGGCGTACCGCCCGAATAATACGCCGATCAGCAATGCGGGTGGCTATAACGATGGGCCGGGCGGCTATGCGCATGCGCCGATGTTTTATGCGGATCTGACGGAATTCGCCGGCACGGTGAGCGACGCTGAAATCTATGCCGCGGTGGCCGCCGTGCTGCCGACCTCCAGCATTGCCTGGACCCACATCTCAAACTGAGGATTTTTCATGGACCGTAACATCGTTTATCCCGGGAGCATCCCGCTGGACACCGATATTCTGTATCCGAATCGCAATGCGATGCTGGGAATTGCAGCCCTTACGGCGGCGGTGCTGGGGAGCAATGTGGTGGTGGATGGCCTGGCCTGCACGCCAACCTCGCCGGCATCCTTGACCGTCAATGTAGGGCCGGGGAGCATTACGCAATATTCGACGGTGGATGCGACGGCTTATGGGACGCTGCCGGCGGATGTGACCGAGCAGATAGTGAAAACCGGGATCAATCTGCAGGCGACGGCTTTTACGCTGGCGGTGCCGGCGAGTTCGGGGCAGGCGATCAATTATTTGATCGAGGCGGCATTTTCGGAGACCGATACCGATCCTGTCGTGCTGCCTTATGTGAATGCGGCGAATCCAGCGCTGCCGTTTTCCGGGCCGAATAATGCCGGCACGGCGCAGAATACGCAGCGGATTCAGCGGGTGCAATTGCAGGTCAAGCCCGGAGCGGCGGCGTCTTCTGGCACGCAGACCACGCCGGCGGTGGATAGCGGCTGGGTCGGGCTCTATGTTGTTACGGTGAATTACGGACAATCGGCGATTAGCTCGGCGAATATTGCCGTGGCGCCGGGGGCGCCGTTTCTGGCGTATAAATTGCCGACGCTGCGGCCAGGGTTTTCTGCGATGCAGGTATTCACGTCGTCCGGGGTATTTACAGTACCCAATGGCGTGACG